TCGACAGCATCGTAGACGTCCATAGAAACATACTTAGAGTTACCATCGTGCGCTGGGCGTGGAAGAACCGCATTGTAGTGGTCAGTAACCTTGCGGCGCTCACGGCTGATCTGGCTGTCATAATAGCCGATAGACTTGCGCACATTGTCGTCGACAAGAGCGACGATCTGCTCGTCTGTAAGCTTTGTATATTCTGCCATTTTAGACCATTTCTATGTACATATCATCAGTGCTTTCTACAGGCTCCCAAGCGCCCTCATGGACATGGTTTGCCAAGGCGAGGCTCATGACACAGTCGTCATAGCACCCAGCTTCTGCTTCCATCGCTCCGCTCTCTGTCACGATGTACGTCAGCATTTCTCTAATTGTTGTTTTGTCGTTTAACTGAAGTTCGCCATCCCTGACGGCTGCTCTCAGTTGGTCGATAACCAGCGGCTTAGTTTTAGCAGTTGTTGCGAAGCCCAGTTTCGTACTTTCCCGATCTGTGAGCTTATCCACTTCAGTAGTCTGATAAAAGTTTGGATAGGCCAGATCCTTAGCCAATCGAGTACAGGTGAGAATACCATGTGAGTTGTTCTCCACAATTATGAAGGCTTGGTTAAAGAAGTCACCTAGGTGCCAAAGCACCGTGGCAAAGTAATCAGGGTGCACATGGCCTCTCCACGTTGCGACCTGCCTCTTCTTACTGTCCAAGACCTGAGCGACACTAAAGTCACCATTGCGCACACCCATGGCGACATCGGCACCTATGACGTACTGTTCGCCGGGGTCGTGCTGCCGGTATAACGTAAGTTCGCCCCTGACATGGTTGTTCCACTCGTCCTGCTCAAGGGCTAGACGGGACACCGGATCTGCGGCACTGCCAAGTGTTTCCTGCAGTTGTTCCGGGTTGAACACGGGACGACCAGTGGTCAGGAAGGCTTCTTCTGGTTCAGAGGGGTATTCCTGTCGAAACAGATCGAGGCCGTTCTGGGCGATCTTACGGCGACGAAACATAAGCTGCTCGTCGCTTAAGCTATACTTCTCGCATAGCTCTTCTTCTTCCGGGGTACGAAGGAAGTTCTCAGGGACATTCTCAGCGTACTCCGGGTTGATGTACCAAGGTATGAACACCGGTACATATCCATTGCTGCCATCTACGGCACCCTTCCAAAGGTCATAGAAGACACCAGTGACACCGTTGGCAGTGCTCTCGACAAAGATGGCAGTACCTTTGGTGTTTGGCACGGCTTGTGTCAGAGAGTTCCAGTTGTCGGCTGCAGTCGACTTAGACCAGAAGGCAAGCTCTGAGGCATGAACGTGGGTCAGCGTCTCGCCCCGACCAATGGCGTCACCACCAGCCGTAGCCACCACATAAGAGCTATCGAGGACGTCAAACGATAACTCCCGACGACTACTGTACTTGGTGTGAGGCTTCAGAAGCTCAGGACAGTTCTCATGATAACGCTTTGTCATATCGAAAAGCGCACGGGTACTATCAGAGTGGTGCGTGATAACCATGGACTTACACGCAGCCCTCTGAGAGACGCTGAAGTATAGATAGCCGCCAACATAGGTGCTAAGGCCCTGCTGACGGGCTTTCAAGATGATAATCCTGACCTTGCCTTCAGAGGCCATCTGATCTTCGACGGCCTTCTGTAGGATCTTCTGGGCAGGGTTTAACTGAAGAGGCTTTACGTTGCCTTCTTTGGTTCTGATCTTGAGAGCAGACCGGGAGTAGAAATCGAAGTCAGTGTAAAGGCGTTTCCGGATCTTCGTTAACTTCGGGTCCATCGAATTGCTCTTCCTCGTTGTCGTGATGTATCTCTGCAAGAAGCAGAGACGCTAAGAACTCTTCTGCTTTGCCGACAGAAACCTCTGACTTGGCGACAGGTTTACTCTTAGTGAAGTCCAAGATCATACGGGCGGCTGCGAGTTTCTCTCTGGCCTGCCCCGGTTCACGCATGATGATGACGGCTGTTCTGAGGGCCTCTTGGGCTAACTCATCTTCGACACCGAAGTCCTTCTTCATAATGTCGACGACAGTCTCTGCATCTTTCATCGCTTGTTTCCTTATTGGGATCATCATTTCGCGGGTGTAACCGTCAGGCACACCCTTGGGTCGTCCGGGGTTTTTACGTGGTTTTGTTGCCCACGCTCTTCTTTGTGCGCGTCCTTCTTCCGTTTGCATCATTCGCCAGAAGTGGTTCTTTTCCTTTGGGTTCCCCTTTTGGGGCATCTTCACCACTTTTGGGGGTTTCTTCTGACGCCGCGCTCTTGGCTGCTTTTCTGTTGTCATCCGGTCTGTGCCTCAGTGATATGTCCGTAATGATACGGACTGAATGTGGAAACTGACGCTCGTACATCGACATAGGAATGTTCGAGAACATCTCCCAGATCATTGCACCTTTGTCGTCTTTAGATAGCGTCTTGCTGGCCTCAATATCCTCAAAGCCTTTCATCGCAGACATAAGCTCTATCATCAGTTTCATTCAAAGCTCTCCTTTAGTGTTCATCATTATGCTGCAGTCAGCATCCCCGGCATGGGCGACAGTGCGCCCTGAGGCATCATTGGTTGCTGCTGTTGTTTCTTCTCTTCGTCTTCAGCATCTTGAGCAGCCAAGATTGCCAGCATGACCGCGACAGATACTGCGAAGGGGTGACTGTAGAACTGGATGTTCTTGTTGCCTGCTTGGCGTAGGTTCTTCTGTATCCACTTGGTGGTCACAGGCATGACCTGCTTTGCCAACTTAGGATTGACCGCATAGACCCAGAAGGGGTCGACAGAAAACTCAGACTTGGTGCGGATGTAGTTCTTATAATTGTCTATGGCCTGCTCTTGCTGCATCTGCTGCTCAGGCGTCATACGCATTCTGTTTTCTTCAAGATTCTGCAAGGCTCTATTCAGAACACGTACAGAACGCCTGTCGCGTGGGTTACCCTCAATGTAAGCAGCAAGCTGGTCCTGCAGACGTTTGACCTCATACATGATCTCACGTTCTTAACGGGTGCGCTTGCCCTGAGGCTTATCGATCATGGCACCTAAAGCATTCTCGACAGAGTTCGTTCCATTACCGTTGATCATAGGACCAACACCCGACATTGGACCCATAGTCACGCCGTGGAAGATCTCATGCAGTACTGTGGTTAATTCATCGAGGCTACCAACGGTGCCTTCATTGACGGTAGAACCTGCCTTTAGAGCAAAGACGGTGCCTGATGCACCGTTGGGTGCTTTACGGAAGGACCCACGCACAGTACCCTTGTTCTCACGGCCTTGTGCTTCCATCATCTTTTGCTGGTTGTCGAAGAGGTGGACCGTAATGTTAAGCGCTCTGGCTAACTCAAGAGCCTGATCGAGGTTCGTAATGCCGTTCTCGTAAGGGCTTCCCTTTTTGCCAATCTCAAAGAGGGCTTTGACCGGTGGAAACTGGTCGACTACTTCTTGTCGCTGAGGACGCCGACTAAACTTGGCTCCCAGTTTATCTCTTCCCTCACGTAGGGCTGGGAGTAGTCCGGGTTCTCTGTCGTCTGCTGTACGTCCTGCATCGGCAAGTGCTGGCCCTCGTCCTCTAGGTCCATCTCCGCTAGAAGGTCCCAATCCACTTCCGACAACCATTGCTTTCCTTGCTTCGACAAGCTTTCTGGCTGCGTTTGCGTAGTCCGGCGCTTCGTCATCAGAATATCCTCTACTTTCCTCCCCAGCGGGGGCCTTTGCTGTATCATATAGGCGCTTCTCAGGATACCACAAGAGCGCCTGCAAGTCACTCATTGTTAAACCTGCATTGCTTACTCTAGAGACCCTCGGATCATCGTTCAGCCTATCAAGTGCCTGCTTGAATACATCTCTAATAAAAGTACGCTCTTTAGCACCAGCAGGGGCCTCAACTTGACCATCGAGATACAAAGCCAAAGCGTTTCCAACGAGGCGCATGTCGTTGCTGATGTTATTCAATCCCTCACGCCATGATTTATCAGTGCTTTGTCTAGCAATATATGCAGCCAAGTCGTTCTTTTGCTGCATCGACATATTCTTTGTAACAGGAATCCCTGATGGCTTAAGATATGCACGTAACTGCTTCAGTTGGTCTGTTGAAGCGTTGCTAATGATGTCACCCATCTCAGACTGCTTCTGTTTAACCATTGGACGGTTTACTTTAACCAAGCTGCCCCGCATACGACCGACAGTACGCATCAGCCACCTGTCCATCGTCAACGCATCAAAGTGACCATAGAGGTTAGCAAAGAAACCGTTGCCAATCTTAGGTCCTAGTACAGATGCACCCCTGACAAGCGTGTCTTTACCTTCTCCAGATATCTTTACGCCATACTGCTGCTCGACATCACGTACTGGAAGCTGACCAATCATAAAGTCTGCTAATGCTTGGTGATCACCTTGGAACTTAGTGAGCATCGTGTGGTACTGGGCAAGGCCACCATTAATAGCTTTTGCTGCTGTACCAATACCAATCTTCGCAGGGAAACGACCAGTGCGCTGCAGATGATCATATGCATCTGCCGCAAGCTCAAAGTTCTTGTCGACCTTGGTGCCGTTTGAGGTCACTGCGAGCGCCCAGATAAACTGCAGTTTATTCTCTGGGTTCGTTAGTATCTCTGGGTATATCTCACCTAGAGTTTCCAGCGCCTTGGTGACCGTGCGGTCATACCATCCGATAGCATTCTCGTTGTTTTTTAATGCCTCGATAGCATCATTGAAGACGTGATCTGCCAAACGTGGCACGTTCTCTTCGTTCACTTGAGTAAGGTCTATGCCTTCTTCTTTTTGACGATCTAAAGAGCGCTGCTGTAACTCTAGTTTTAGATCACGACCGGTGCGGAAGTTGTTATCACGGGCAAACGTAAAGGCCGACCCCAGATCGTTTGGCATCATGATGTTAGTGGTTTCGCCACGGACGATTTCTGGCATCTGAAGCGCGGGTGGCTCTTGGTCAAAAACGAAATCGTCGGCGGGGGCGTACTGTGGGTTTTTTGCTATTACCAGCGGCCCAACCTGCACAATCTCTTCAGCAGACACAATAGGCTGCATCGTGTTGCGATCATAGAAATACGAGTGTCGCTCTGGGTCCATGCCTACCTGAGCAAAACCTGATCCCGGCTGTAGTGACTGCTCTATCGCATTCTGCTGGTACGCTTGTGCCTCTGAGGGCGACATAGGCATGTAATCACCCAGCATTGTGGCGATAGTACCCTTCGGTGACCCTTCAGCAATCTTCTGCGCTGGGCGCTGCAGCATACCAAGGTCTGCATTCCTGATAGCCATGGCACTCTCGTAGCCAATCACAGGACCGGCTTTAAATCTGCCTTCTGCTGTACTGTCAGGGCGTGAGTTTGGTTCATGTACGCTGACGACCCATGTGCCATGCTGATTGTATGAAGGTATGTCTAGGCGCAGTTGTATGCGCTGGTCTGGCTGTAGAACCTTAGTAGGCTCTCCGTACTTCTCAGCTTTTTTATCGCTCTGGCCTTTACCGTTAGCCAAGGCATACTTCGCGTCTTGTACCGTAGCAGGCGCAGGGGCTGTCTGGTAAGGGAGAACAGGCTTAAACTTATTGACGAGATCTGCGTACTCGTCGCGTGTAATCTCTCCACTCTGAAGCTTACGCTGGCCCTCTTGAAGCTCAGGTGTACGCTTGGTCACATCTGTGAAGTTCATTGTCAGACGGTCAGAGGACAACGCAGGCAGCGCAGGTGGCTCTCTATCGTCCACTATACCTTCATCGAATAGACGA